TGCCATTTATCCCACCATCCTTTCCTTGAACTGCACAACGGTCTCCGCCGCCTGCTTTGCGAGCTTTAATGCCTTCTGGTATTCATCCTGATAGTTGAATTCAATATGTAGGTCATTCTTTCCCAAAACTGTAATGCTACGTATAAGCTGTGCCACCACCCGGCGGTCCAAATCCTCCAGAGTGGAGAACTTCATAAAATGGGCCATCCAGCGGTTGCGCTCGCTCCGGTTTTCCAGCACATCGGTCAGCTTTTCGTTCAGCTCGGCAATGGCCTGTTTCAGCAGGTCAATATCCGCATTGTACTTGCGCTTATAAGAAAGAAATTCCTCTTTCGTCAAAATGCCGCTGACAAGGTTCTCATAGAGCTTTGTCTTGAAGCCCTCAATCTTTGCCATGCGTTTTTCATTGGCGGCGATCTGCCCAGCATATTCCTGGGCCAGCTCCCGGTTGATCCGTTCCTGGCTGATACCTGAGAGAAGGGCATCCAGGGAGGCCACATTGTCAATATGGCCTTTCAGACTGTCCCGGACACACTCAATCAAATCTTCCTCTTTGAGCATGACGGAACCATTGCAGCCGCCTTTCTTTCCTGTCGGGCAGTAGTAATAGTGATACTCCCTGCCTTTGTAGTGGTTGGTTTTCCGGGTCATCCGGCAGCCGCAGCACCCACAGATCAGAATACCGGAAAACAGGTACACCTTATTTTCCTTTGGGGAAGTCCGGGTATCGATCCGCTTGATCCTCTGTACCAGGTCGAAGTCGTGCCGCTCCACAATCGCTTCATGGGTGTCCTCCACCCGAATCCATTCATCTTCCGGCTTGTTTTCCCGCTCCTTTAATTTGAAGTGGGGTGTGGTCTGCCGGCCCTGCACCAGCGTACCCGTGTAGGTTTCGTCCTGCAAAATACGGATAATGGTCGTTGCCGACCAGCGACAGTCCTTTTTATCTGTATATCCTCCCTTTGCATGGGGCATCCCCTGGCTCCTTTTATATGCCAGCGGGGAGAGAATACCCAGCCGGTTCAGCTCATTTGCAATATGTGCCGCACTGAACCCCTCCAGGCGTTTCCTGAAAATGTCCTGTACCACATTGGCGGCATACTCGTCAACCTCCAGGCGCTTGTGCTTGTCACCGGTCTTGATGTAGCCATAGACAGCGAAAGCCCCGACAAAATCGCCGCTGCGCCGCTTCACATCCAGGGCGCTCCGGGTCTTAATGGAAATATCCCGGCTGTACGCCTCATTCATTATGTTTTTTACGGAAACGGTCAGATCGTCGCCCGTGTCATTCAGGGTGTCCACATTATCGTTGATCGCAATAAAGCGTACCCCATAGGCAGGAAATACCCGGCGCATATAGCGCCCTGTTTCAATGTACTCACGTCCCAGCCGGGACAGGTCCTTGACAATGACACAGTTGGCTTTGCCTTCCTTGATAAGTTCCATCATTTCCTGAAATGCTGGCCGGTCAAAAAGGACTCCGCTGTAACCGTCGTCAATCTTTTCGTCCACAACCTCAATCTCCGGGTGCTGGACGATATAGTTATCAATCAGTTTTCTTTGGTTCGCAACACTGTCGCTTTCCGTTGATTTGTCATCCGTATAAGAGAGACGGATATACTTGATCGCTCTGTAAACCTGCATACAAAAACACTCCTTTCGTCGCGGAAAAATCCCGCAATTCAAGGAGTGCAGTTCGTACATTCGTTATTCAATTCCTTTTCCCAAGAATATTATAACGCTCCCCGCGGGAAAAAGCAGCCCCCAATTCAAAAAAATTTACCGTAAGACGCCCTGCAAACATTCTTCCAGTGTAGCGCCGCCCTGGGCGAAGCTGGCCCGGACAGTAAACTTGCCACACTTGAAGCAGTAGGGGTCTTTGATCTGCCGGACAAACTCGGCGATCCGTTCTTCTCTGGATAAGTCTTTATTTACTGACACATGGCGAATATCCGCCAGCGGTTCAGCAGAAATATCCTTCTGTCCTGATAAAGTATATGGTTCCTGCATGGCACACGCTCCTTTCCGTTCTGCAATATAGTGACATCAAAACCACATGAATAAGCCGGACCCATCCATAAGGAAGCAGGCCCGGCTCATGGTATCTGATTTCGATTTTGTTATGCCGTATTTGCCACGCCCCCCGGCAGCCCTGCATCAAGCAGAGCGGGGCTGCCATAGGCTGCGGCCAGCTTTACCGCATCATAGCCCCGCCATTGCCGCCGCTTTGCCAGAGCAAGCGCACACCGCAGGGACTTCCCTTCAAGTCCGTGAGAGATTGTGAAAAAGTACCATTATGATCTGCGCCGTC